GCAACCTGCTTGCCAGACACGATCAGAGTTACCCAGACCAAGATTCTAACGAAGGAGAAGAAGCAGAGGGGATGGACTTTGGAAGGCGCAGCAGTTACGCTTGGGATTATCCTTGTGGTTGCGTACTTCATCAAGAAGTGGATAGATAAGCTCGTAGAGTAGGTTTATTTGGCTCCTGCTGCACTTAAATACTAAAATGGTATAAGTGTATGCCTTGAGGTATTTGGGTGCGTTAGAACGCAACTTCTTTCTTTTTCTTTGTTAAGTTTCTTTTTCTTTAAGTTGTTTGGTTAAGTTAAGAGTTGACTAACTACTAACTAATATCAACTTGAGAGTTGATTAAGTTAAGTAACTAATCAAGTTAACTTGTAAAAAAAACAAAATAAAATTGACATACGCAAGTCCTTATGCTAATATGTAATGATTCTAAATAATGAATGACCACATCTACATTTATTGGGATGATGTACCTTTGGCTAATGACACCAAAGTACTACATCGGCAAGACGTTGAAGATAGAGGCGAAGGATGTGGTGATGGACTTCCAACCTGATAATTACAATCTTGGAACTGCCCTCACCTACCTAATGAGAGCAGGCAAGAAACCTCACAACCCTATCTGCGATGACATCCGCAAGGCCATCGCTCACCTACAATTTGAACTTGAACGCCAAGATGAGCAGCAAACCATTAGCGCAACAAGCGAAGGAAGCCAAACAACAACAGGAAAATATGCAGTACTATACTAACCCTGCCAAGCGCAGGAAGATTGACTTTATCCTTGAGGAGTGCGCCACGCTGATGTCTAACTGCGAAGCCACATACAACGCTCGCCAACAGGCGAAGTACAAAGAACAGGAGCTACTCGGTGAGATTGCCAAGATTGACCTGCACTTCGCCATCCAATGCGGATACCTTATCCCCGATAATTGACCTACAAGATTGTCGTGGGCAAGGTTCCAAGCCTCAACGCCTTCTATGCATCAAAGCATTGGACTGCCCGTGTAAAGGCAAAGGAGTTGGTATCAAGGGAAGTGATGTCGCAGCTTGAGAAATATGACCTGCAAGAGATAAAAGACGTACACATCCATTGCAAGGTGAACTACCGATACGATATTGACAATGCTATTATGGCGGTGAAGTTTGCCCTTGACACATTTAAGACTTGGGGAGGTGTGAAAGATGATAGCCGCAAGTATGTGCATTCCTTAAAGTTGGTTCACGATACAACAATTCCAAAAGACACGGCAGAAATTATTTTTAGTGGCGTGTTGGTCAATTCATAATTAGTTGTATATTTGGGTATAATTAAAAACCAATCATTATGCAACATTTATCTACTGAACGCCTACTTGAGTTTTACAACACATGGTCTGCGAAACTTGAAACTGCTACTACCCGAACGGACAAGAAGAACGCTCTTGGTATGAAAGAAATGTTTAGGCAAACGCTTTCTAATCGTAACATCAATATGTAAAACCAATCAAGTTATGACTTTATCATTCTCATCAGACGTTTACACCGAGATGGTGCAAGTGCAACAAGCACAAATCCAAGCACTACAAAACAAGATACAAGAGCTTCAAGCTCGTATTGATGTATTGGAGCAGCAATCAATTCTATTTATCTAAAACCAATCTATTATGTCCAAAATTATTTCAATCACCCCGACAGGCCAATGGCAAGATTTATTCAAGCTTGAGGTTCGCTTTGACAATGGAGACTTCGGTACTGCCTTTGCCAAATCACAGACCCCACCCTATGCCGTAGGCGAAGACGTGGAGTACACCAAGAACGAAAAGGGTACTGTTAAAATCCAACGTGCCAATGCTTTTGGCGGTGGTGGAGGATATAACCAATCAGCTCCATCTGCGCCTAAAAATAACGATGACCGCTCACTTTCAATCATCCGACAGGTTGCTCTAAAGGCTGCGGTTGAGTACGCTTGTGCTGCGCAACACGATGTCAACACCATCCTTGCTAACGCAGAAACCTTTAACGCTTGGATGACAGGACAGAGTGCTGCTCCTGCCTCACACACCGAGCATTTTGCAAATCGCAACGACCCTTTCTGATTGGTTTTTAATAGGTCGTTGTGTGAAGCCCCTCTACGGAGGGGTTTTTTTATGTCAACTATTTTGTTATATTTGCTAACCAATCAGAATCAATGATACACCCCGACCTACTATCTAACGAGTCTTCGTTACCATACCTCCAACGCGCCCTCAAGGGCAAGTACTACGACACGGGCAAGCTCGGTGTCTATGAGGTAGACCAATACCTACGCCTGAAAGACGGTGAGTTCGTGGTTGTGGTCGGCCACGCTAACGTGGGCAAGACCCACACGCTTCTTTATCTCATGCTTTTGCAGTCGTACAACTTCGGCAAGAAGTGGCTCATCTATTCGGCAGAGAACGAGGTGCCAAGTCTAAAACGAAAGCTCATTGAGTTCTTGGTATGCAAACCCATACAGGGAATTGATGAGGGGATGATGTTCCGCAAGTTGGACTTCATCAACGAGTACTTCCAATTTCTTGACGGCAATCGCCTTTTTACCGCATTCGAACTTCTTGAGGTAATGAGCAGCATCAAGAACGAATGGAACTACACGGGTGCTTTGATAGACCCATACAACTCCCTATCAACAGACCAAAAGAAATTAGGCAAGACAGGGATGCACGAATACCACTATGAGGTAGCCTCTGCCCTTCGGGTGTTTGCGCATCAGAACAACGTCACGACAATCGTAAACGCTCACCCTGTAACCGAAGCAATGAGGAAGGTGTACTTTAAGGGACATCAATACGAAGGGATGCCTATGCCACCAAATGCGGCAGATGTTGAAGGAGGGGGCAAGTGGAGTTCCCGCAGCGATTGTTTTGTTGTGATTCACCGTTTTGCTGCCCACCCTCAAGATTGGATATACACCCACATCCACGTTCGGAAGGTCAAGGAGATGGAGTCGGGCGGTCGCATCACGCCCCTTGAAACTCCGCTTGTTTTGCAGAGCGTGTTAGGTAATGTTGGCTTTGTGATAAACGGGCGTAACTTGCTGCCAATAAAATTAGATGAAACACCTGCGAGCGATGTACCCTTCTGATGACTCCCACGACCTTTACATAAGGGAGAAGCAGTTGATGCTTGCAGGTACTGCGATGTGGTTGGCGCAGCAAGCAGCAGACAAGGCAAAAGGCAGAGAAGTACAAGATGACATCCTGCACCACGTTATGAGCTGCCATTACGCAGACCTACTCTTGCAGCAGTTTATTGACTACCGACAATTCACAGAGGGTAAGATGAACGAGATGTACCTTGCCAACGCCAAGCTGCGAGTTGATAGCGAGCAGATGCACTACGAGATACAACGCCTGCAAGGGATAATAGAGGACAACCTATGAGGCAGATATTCTCCCCCTTTCAGAAGTACGAATGCTTTGCAGTAGATGGAACAGACTACCTTGTGGTGGACTACACCATTATCCAAGACAAAGATGACAATTTAGTGGAGTGGGCGAGTGAGATGAAGTTCAAAAGACTTTCAGATCACAAGCACTTCACTATGCCGATAACTAAAATAATAACCAATTACAACGAGGGCAGAGCGAAACGCTGCAAATGCTAATGAGACCATTTGAAATACGCCAATTAAAAGTATCTAAAGAACAGTACTATGCACGTCTTGGGTTCCAAGACAATGGAAGCCGTGCGCATAAAGAATCTACTGCAAGAGCAGCATTCGTATCAGCATTCCGCAACCACGCCACGCTCCACGAACTTGGTGAGGCCATAGACAAAGACCATAGCTCGGTGGCGTATGCCGTAAGGATGCATAAAGACCGCCTTATCTACGGGGACTATCAGCACTACTACAAGGTAGCCTGCTGCGTTCTTGAGGAGAACCCGATGGCCTGTATTGACAAGCCCGACTTTGAGGCGATGGAGCAGGAACTAAATAAACTAAACGAAGTCGTTGCGGAGTTATCTAAATACAAGGAATTGTATCTAACTCTTAAACGCACATTCGATGAATTTTAACGTAGGACTTTACCCCATCTATGGGCTTGTAGTTGGGGCAAATTGGTCAAAGACCGACTACCTTGAAGAAGATATTGTGATGCACACCGTTCAGTTTGCATTGTTTGTGATAATCGTAGAAATCACTTGGGACTCCTCGCAGTATTAGCAAAGCGACAGACGGATTGGATTCGGATGTGCAAGAGCTTTGGAGCAAGCGATGACCTTGCCCAAGAGCTTGTGCAGGAGATGTACGTCAGACTCTACAAATATGTGGATGACGCGGAGAAGATAATGTACAACGAAACGGAGGTCAATACCTTCTTTGTGTACGTTACGCTGCGCAATATGTACGCAACCTTGATGCGCCAACGAGCAAGATTTGAATTCGTAGATGTGGACATCCTTGAGGAGTTTATCTACGAGGAGGCCAACGAAGATGCAGAGGTGCAACTCATCCAACTCTACGATAGGGTATGGTCAACACAAACCGATTGGCATTGGTACGACAAAAAGATATTTGCCTTGTACCACAACACCGATATGAGCATCCGTACTTTAGCGGATGAGACAAAGATTTCAGCACGATCAATTTTCAACACACTAAAAAATGCAAGAGAGCGAATCCAAGAAGACTGCCAAGACACCTACCAAGCGTACAAAGAAGCCAAGCGGCTTGGGTGATACCATAGAGCAAATCACAACTGCCACAGGCATCAAGGCTGCGGTGGATTGGTTTAGCGAAGCCACAGGCGTAGACTGCGGTTGTGATACGCGTAAGGAGAAACTCAACAAGCTATTCCGTTACAGGAAGCCTGAATGCTTAACCAAAGAGGAGTATGAGTTTGTTGGCAAGATGCGAGGCAGGAACACCGTGACCGCCATTGAGCAGACTGAAGTGAATAGAATCTACAACCGAGTCTTTAAGGATTCGGTAAAGCCAACGAACTGCGGCTCTTGCCTTCGTGGTAGGTTGCAGGAGCTTGAGACCCTTTACAACGCCTATTAGTGTTTTACACTATTGACATACCCAAAACTTTATTTAGTGAGCTTAACAAGAACTCACAGATAAACCAATTCTTTGGCAAGGTGTATGTCGGTGAGTGTATGCGGTTGATCTCTGATTACTATGAGAGCAACACCCTAAACACGCAGGAAGGGTGGCAAGAATACTACAAGGAGATGCAAGGCTTTGCAGGTTTGACTGTTGTATTTGAAGAACTAAAGAGCAGGCTGCCTTTGCTTGATGAGCAACATATCAAAAAATACATTTGGCATCGTGTAATTGGGCAGACGTGGAATGGCTATCAAAAGGAGCTGATTGTAGTAAAGGAGCTAAACGCAGCGTTCCCCGATGCACACTTTAAGAAGACCACCTTCAACATTGACCACGACTACTGCATAGACGCGGAGATGTTCTACAACAAAACCCTGATGCTTGGCTTGCAGATCAAGCCCGAATCTTACAAAGCAATGGGTACCCCTTACCAACTCCGTGCAAAGGAGGCGCACCGCGCCAAGAACGAGCGCTACAAGCAGGAGTACGCACCCTATGTGTACGTTTACTACGGCAAGGAAGGCATCGTAGATAAGGAGCAACTCTACAATCAGATAGACCTGTTCCTGCACTACACAAATAATTAAGGGCGAAAGCTCTTTTTTTATTTATTTTTTCTTTGAGTGTTGGTAATTCAAAAAGTTTTGTATATTTGACAAACATTTAATACCAATCAGAATGAAACTACTACTTAAAAACATCACTTACTTCTGCGCTCTTGCGCTGACGTTTTGGGCATACCTATGGACTCTTGAACTTCTTGGGATATGATATTCACATACAACGACCTAAAGTTTTGGCTCGAAGATGCCGACCTACTACCGCAGTCTTATTGGGATGCCCTTGAGGACTACAACCCTGATGACAAGAACTCCGATGAGATTCTTGCCAAGTGGCTTGGCTTTGCCCACGTTGCTGACTTCTACGAGTACGAGATGCAAATCACATACATAGAGGAGTCATACAACGAGGATGGCTATACCAACACCACCGCATACCCTACCACATCCATTTATAGGGATATACCAAACCTTGCCGATGACATCTACATCAAGTGGATGAATTGGGCAACTCAAGTAGCATCAGAAGAATGAAAAAAGAAATGATATACATTGAGCCTGCTACCATATTTTCATACGGGTACAATGCCGACCACCTCGCCGTCTTACTGCACTTTGATGGGCATAGGGCAGGGGAAGATGCTACTGAGGAGTTTTTAATTGACTTCCCAATGCACGAAGATTACTACGATGCAATGAAATACTACTGCAGTCGGTACGAAGAATATATGCTTAAAAAATTTAATGAAAAATAAAACCAATCAAATGAAATACCAAACTATATCCCAACTACTCCGAGAGCTGAAGTCGGTAGACATATCCGAATCAATCCTCAAAGACATAGAAACCATTGAAAAGGTTACCTTGCGTATTGCCTACCACGATGCCTTGCTTCGTGTGCCTTTTGACCAATGGTATGAAGCAACATTCAAAACAGAAACAAAATGAAAATCATAGAACTACTTGACGGAAGCACTTGGGATATGGAGACAATCCTTGAGAAGATGCACGATGATGACTTTTACTACGGGGTACTCGGTAAGAACGCCCTGTCCTCCTCTGCTTGCAAGCTGCTGCTGACATCACCCAAGACGTACCACTACGTCACGAAGTATGGCAGCGAGGACTCCGATGCGTTTGCGGTAGGCAGACTCGTTCACCTTATGGCTCTTGAGCCTCACAAGGTAGCAGACTACGAGGTGATTGAGGTGCAGAGCAAGAACGCAAAGGCGTGGCAGGATGCAAAGGGCAAGCGCAACCTATGCACCCGTAAGGAGTACAACGAGGCTCAAAGGATATCTGATGCGCTCCTGCGCAATGAGAACGTGCTTGGGCTTATCACAGGCTGCGAGTTTGAGGTACCCAAGATTGGTATGATTGGAGGCCTGCCCTTTAGGGCAAAGGCTGACATCTATGCTGAAGGATTCTTGGCTGATTTGAAAACAACAACCGACCTACGAGCATTCCCATACTCTGCAAAGAAGTACGGCTACGATGTGCAGGCGTTCATCTACACCCGATTGTTCGGAGTGCCGATAGACAAGTTTTACTTTATCGCTATTGACAAGGCAAGCCTTGACATAGGCATCTACTCTGTAAGCCCCGAGTTTGTGGCAGAGGGAGAGCGAAAGACTATGGAGGCTATTGAAATGTACAAGCAGTTCTTCATCTTGGGTGAGGATTTGGATTCGTACACAGTTGTTGGCACGTTATGACCGACATCACCAAATGCACAGGCGAGGGCTGCGCCCTCAAAGAGACCTGCTACCGCTTCACCGCAAGCACAGGAATGTACCAATCGTTCTTCTTTGGCGTACCCATCAAGAACGGCAAGTGCGAATACTATTGGAACACCAAACTTTAACATCAA